ATTGAAACAGCAGCAGGCTAAAGCCATTAGCTTGAAAAGAGTAACTCTGATACCAGAAGGCAAGAAAGAATTGGATGCTTTAGACGTTCAGACCCCACAATATCGAAATGGGGTTGAACCAGGATTTCTAGCACCAGCCTTTGTTGATAATTCTACCACCGTTAAAACCGTTTCTTTAAACGACAAGCGGGGGCTTCCAACACCTTTGGAAGTCCCCAGGACGCCGAGCGACGTTGCTATGCAACGAACGGAGGCTTTGACAATTGTGAGGAAGCAACTGCTTACCATGAACGAACAACGAGAAGTTTTGAACAACAGAATACAAATGTTAACGAGTACGATGCCGGGAATAACAGACCCAGTGGCGAAAGATTCGTATATACAGAAGTACATAATGTTGCAAAACGAAATGACTCAGTTGAACGCCAGGATAGCGGATGCTCGCGTACAGGAAGAAGCCTCCAAGAGGTTGACAACAGAAGAAGCGACGCTCAGGAAGACAGCGAAGAATCGGAAGACAGCGGAGAGGAAGAAGAAATCGAAATTGGCGAAGAAGCAGGACATCCCGGAAAGCCCTGTCGACAGTGCTTTGGGCTCTTCAGGAGACCATACACCGACTATGGAGGAGGACCAATTAGCAGCGAATCTAGCCATGCTGGAAATCAGGATGAAGCAACTACACGATCTCAACAACATCTAACTAAAGATTGCCCAATACAACGAAACGATATACCACGATATAGGATAAAATCAGATCGGACTACGAAATGGAATTTAGATTTAGATTTTTATAAATTTTTCGACAAAGAATTTGTGGATAAACACGCGCCAGATTTGTTAGAAAAGTTCTGTTGGCCAAGTAGGGATGATTTATCGATGTTACAGTCGCTAGCGTATCACTCTGAAAAACACATGGAGGTGAGGAAGAATTTCCAATCTCCTAGTGTGTCGGAGAAGGACCAAGTGACTAATATGTTGGAAGATCTCTACAAGCCGATACATGGGACTTTTGATAAACGTGATTTGGATAGACGTCTGTTCATAGATATTTTGAAAGAAGTAGATTTGGACGCTACACCAGGGTATCCTTGGAAAGACACGTACAAAACCAACAAAGATTTTCTACAGAATGAGGATGGAACGCCGAATATGGCCAACATCGAACTCTTGTACCAGGTCGTTGAACAACGATTGGAAGACCTTAAAACTAAGCCTGTGGCTGATGATATTTCTCTCTTTATAAAAGATGAGTTGCATAAATCAACCAAAAAGGACAGTGGAGCATGGAGAATGATTTCTTCAGTAGGTCTGACGGATTGTTGTGTCGACCGGGTTCTCTTTGGAGAGTTCTTTAAAAGCTTATACACGGTGAATGGTTACACTCAAACTCCGAATAAGGCAGGTTGGAGCCCCTATAAAGGGGGTTTCAAATACTTGGCTAGGAAGTTTAAGATGACAACAACTAAACAGCTCATGAAGGATAAGAAATGTTG